GTAAATGTAAAGAAAGAAGGGTTAAAGCCCAAAGGCTGACCTTTCTTCCATTGCAAATCCCCCAGATCCGAATGCCAAATCGATCGTGAGACATCACGAAAGAGATGTACATAAGGATTCTCTTTGCCATAGATGATTTCCAAAGTCATCTGTTGCAGCTCAAACGGGAAGTAATCAGTGGCGGAGGACAAATCTACAGAGTAGACTGTCTTTCCTGACCTAATTGCTTCCTGAATGATTGGCATTGCCTTACCTTGATTGTGGGTACAATCCCAATCAAGAGACCGAACAAGTTGACCTAAATCTTCTTTTAGTGGTTGTGAAGCCACTTGAAAAAGACGATAGGGCGAAGCTATGCTTCTCAACTTGTAACCAGGCTCCTGAAGGAAATGAACCTCACCGCCCACCATGGGACCACGATCGACATCATCGAAGTGCACAGAATCACAAAATCTGTGTACATCAATGTCTCTGAAGACATGGGAATAAATCCCAGTCCAAAGAGATCGAACATGGAACCATGTCTGATCATTATCGAGAAGTTTAATCTCCTCGAGTAACTTTTCAGATTGTGGTACGGATCCAGCATCATAAGTTGGGGCCCGCTTTGTAGCGGAACCCCTCCAAAAGATGATGGACTGAGGTTTTCCACGAATGGTTCTTACCGGGACTAATCGTTTTACAACCCTTCCATAAGAGTTGACAAAACGTTCCTGTATTTCAACAGGAGTAGCGTTGATTGCTGATAGGAATTTCTTCCTCTGTGCCGGTGTCACTTTGACACTGACATAGTGAGAATAGGCCATAAAGGCGTTAAGTACTTTAACAAAGCACTTATCGGACTTCATGCCCCACCTCAACAGCGAACCAACCACGCCCTTGATCTCACCTCTACGATTCCGTGCTAAAGGAGTCGTAAGGGGAGATTTCGCGCGTAACTGGATAAGAGTGAGTTTCAGAGATTTACATCTCTTAACCGTCCACTCTTCCCCGCTACACTTAGTCCACCTATCCAATAATTCCACAAATGGATTTATTGTGTAGGTAGGAACCCCTATAACTGAGAGTCGTAACGTCAATCCCGATCGTGAGCTCCTTTCAGAGTTCATACGATGGTCCTTTCTGGGCATACGCCCTCAGGATTCTCGTTCGATCAAGTGGTAGACGTTACCACCTCGGGTTAGATGGACTCCCGAACTGCCTTTAGTATGGAGGTGTGAGGGTGATATCTTTCAATCATTCTGACTTGGTGGAAGTATCTTCCACGGAAAGAACGGTTGCAGGTACCTTGATGTTTTCGAGTGACCTTGTTATTTGAAGAACAAGGTAGCCCATC